AGAGGCGCGCCCCAAATCAAGACTTCGCGCGCGCAGGGTTGAAATATTTCTGGAAAGGGTAGCAATTGAATTACAAAGGTGATCTTGAAGAATACATTGGTGCGCAGTTTTGGTTGACTGAAACGCATAGTGTTGAAATTGGGCTTCTGCGCGGTATGGCAAGCCGGCTTGATACCCCTGACGGTTTCAGCCCTGCCCTGGTTGCGCAATATGGTTTGTGGTTTCGGGCTTTGAAGGCGCAAGCACCGCGTGATGACAGCGCGGTTGACGAACTTGAAGAAGAACTGCGCAAAGCACAAAGTGTTTAGCCCTACACACGCCACAGCGCCTTTATCCGAAACTTTTGCTTCGGCTATAGATCCGTGGCAACGTGTGCTTGAAGTTTCGTGGCGCAAAGCGTTTGACCATTGGCTTGACAGTTGGCAATGGGAACTTTTGCGCAGGGCGTTTGAATTGTTTCCTGACGGTCACCCGAAAGCTGGTTTGTTACGGTTTCGACAGGTAGTGATCAGTCTTGGCCGACAAAATGGCAAAACAGAATTAGCGGCTTGCGCGTCGCTGTTCTGGCTTTTGTGGCGTGAGAAAAACGAATTTATGGTTGGTATGGCCGCGAACAGTTTGCAAGCAAAGATTATTTATGACAGGGTGCGTAAGGTCATTGACGCTAACGCAACGCTTTCTAAACGTATGTCGAAGATGACAGACACACGCGGTATTCAAACCAAACAGGGTACTAACTATGTCATTCTGGCTAACCGTGAAAGTTCAGCACAGGGTTATAGTGTCGGCTTGGGTTTGCTTGACGAACTGCATACCTACAAGAACGAAAGCGTGTTTGCCGCTATTGTGGCCGGAACTGGAAGCCGCGACAACAGCTGCGTTTTGGGCATAACCACAGCCGGTGACGAAAACAGCGAATTGCTGAAAGACCTATACCGTCAAGGAATGGCTTCGCTAGAAGATGACCAAACCAGGTTCGGCTTCTTTTGCTGGGAAGCGTCAGAAGACCGCGTTCCTGAAGAAGATCAAGAACTATTGCGCTTGCTGAAGGAAGCGAACCCTGCGCTGGCTTCTGGCCGTATAGATGAAGCCAATATGTTGGCTGACGTGCGCAGTATGCCTGAACACGACATAATTCGGTATCGGCTGAACAGGTTCACAACTTCCAGCGACACTTTCCTAGATCTAAACGCTTGGGCAAAATGCATTAGACCGCGTGGCTTTGAATTTCCGAAAGAACCAGGCAAATTTATTATTTCAATTGACCGCACCATTGACTTAGGTTATGCAAGTTTTGTGGCCGCTTACAAAGATGACACAGGCATTACTTATGTTGAAACTGTGGCTTCGTTGCGTAAACCTTCGCTGGAACAAATGCTTGAAGTAACTATGCGCCTTCGACAGTTACGGCCAGCAAAGTTTGTGTTAGACAACTACAGTTTGAAAGACTTGGGAACTGAACTGAAAAAGCGTGGCGTAAATGTTGAACTAGCAACAAACGCTGACCAAATAGCGGCTTCGTCAAAGTTCTTTGCGCTTGTTATGCAACAAAAACTTTCACACCCTAACGACGATCTAATGACTATGCAGTTACAAAATGCGCGAATAAAACCGGTTGGCGAAGCGTGGAAAATTGCGCGCAAACCAGGCACAGACATTGACTGTGTTATTGCCCACGCGCTTGCAATTTATTTCGCGGAGAGTCTAGCGCTTGGTTCACAAGAATTGCAGTTATTCTAGTTCTTTCGGCAGAAAGAAAAAATGGAAAAAGACAACGTTGACGGCTACGCAGTTCCAATAGATCCAATGGACTTTTTGCATTGTGACAGTTGCCAATAATCGGGGGCGGTAAGGTTTCGATTGGCTGAAAGCCCCGAAAGGGAACAGTCAAGACCAGGGTTCAATTCCCTGCGCTTCCACGCTGACATAATAAAATTATCGTGGTACAATTTGGCTAATGGGTTTTGTTGATCGCTTTGCGCAAGCGTGGTTGCAGTCACGCGATACTGTTGCGCCTAATCAGCGGTCATTCAATATTCCGAACCGAACAAGCACCGCGCAAACGCGCCCTGTCAGCACGACTGACGCTATGGCTTTGGGTTCGGTTTATCGTGCAGTTTCACTTATTGCTGTTGCTTCGGCACAGTTGCCGTGGAAGGTAGTCACAGACACCGGCGAAATTGAACCCAACACTTTCGTGCGCCAGCCTGATCCACAAATGTCACGCGCCGCTTTCGTGGAACAAACCACGACGGCTATGGCACTAAACGGTAATGCCTTCTGGCGTTTGGGGCGCAATAACCGCAACGAAGTTGTCACAGCCGAAAACCTAAACCCCGAATTTGTTGAAATTGTGGTGAACCGCGAAGGCCGAACCATTGGTTTCAAATACCAGGGTGATAAAGAATACACAATTGACCAAATAAAGCACTTGGCGTTGTTTCGTGTTCCAGGCAGGGCGCGTGGCCTTTCGCCAATTGAAGCAGCGAACCTTGAACTTCGTGGCGCAATTGACCTTTCGACTTATCAAAGCAACTGGTTCTATTCGGGCGGTGTTCCTACAGGCTTGCTGTCAACACAGCAGGATCTGACCAGAACGCAAGCTGAAGAAGCAAAGACCTGGTGGAACGAAAACGCAAGCGCAGCTAACGGCATTGCTGTTGTTGGTAATGGGCTGGCGTTTGACAAAATTGGTATGAACGCAAGCGAAGCCCAAATTGCTGAACTTCGCAAACTTTCGGCTACCGAAATTGCGCGCTTGTTTGGTGTTCCGGCTTCGCTTATGTTGGCTGACGCTGGTACATCTTTGACCTATTCCAACGTTTCGCAAGAATGGTTGGGTTGGCAACGTTTCGGCTTGCAGAAATACACGCTGGAAATTGAAACCGCTATGTCAAGCCTTTTGCCTGGTTTCAAGAAAGAAGTTCGTTTTACTTATGACGCACTTCTTCGACAAGACACGCTTGGCCGCTACCAAGCACACGCCATTGCTGTTGCAGGTCAGCCGTTCCTGACGGTTGACGAAGTTCGCGCCCTTGAAGACTTACCGCCCCTGATCTAAGGAAAGATAAATTGGAATACCGTCAAATTGCTATTCGCGCTGTTGATAACGAAGCGCGCATTGTTTCTGGTATCGCTGTGCCTTACGAAAGCGTTGAGAACGGTGAACGTTGGGAACACGGCGCGGCACTTGTCGAACCTGACGCAAAACTTATGGCTTACCACACAGAAGTTATTGGCAAAATTATTGGACACGATCAAACAGATAAAGGTCTTGAAATTCGTGCCTACATTGCCAAAACGCAAACCGGCAACGACATATATGAACTTGTCAAAGCTGGCGCTTTGGACACCTTTAGTGTCGGCTTCGATAACCCGATTTCTGACCGCAACGAAGAAGGCGTGACTGTTATCAAGTCTGCGCGTATTCGTGAAGTGTCAGTTGTTCCCTTCGGTTGGTTTCACGAAGGTGCAAAGATTTCCGAAGTTCGTGAAGAACCTACGGAAGACACCGCAACAATTGTTGACGGTGAAGACGAACCGGTTGACGGTTCAGAAAAAGAAAAGGACAACACCGTGACTGATGTTACTGTTGACCCTTCGGCTGACATTGCTGAACTTCGTCAGTCAGTTGAAGGAATTGAACGAAGCATTGCCACAATGGCAACGCGCAACGAAACCCCTGCCGTTTCCAAGCGATCACTTGGGCAACTTGTCAAGGGAATTGTTTCGGGTGACCAGGAAGCAATTGCTGACTACAAGCGCGTTTATGCTGGCGGTACTACCGCTGACGGTTACGCCGCTGACGCTTGGGTTGGGGATCTGACGCGCCTTGTTGACCAGGCCGCAATTCTTCGCACCGTGTTTGACCGTTCCGCGCTTCCTGGAACTGGTCTGAACGTCGAATACGGCCAGCTGAACACCAACACTATTGCTGTTGACCGTCAGGTTGACGAAGGTGACACCATTGCTTCGGGTATCGTTTCGGTAACCACGGCAACCGCACCTGTTCGCACCTATGCTGGTTCGTCAACGCTTTCCATTCAGGAAATTGAACGATCCAACATTGATATGGTAAACCTGACCCTTCGGGCGCTTGCGCGTGAAGCTGGTATTCAGATGAATACGGAAATGCGCACGAAGTACGAAGCAACGGTGACCGCACAGGCTGCCAACGCTGTTGAATACCCAGCAACTGGTGCAACGTACACGGACTTCCTTGACGCTGTTGTGGAAGCCGCTGACAAATTCCAGACCAACGGCTTGGACATTTCGGCACTTGTTGTTGACAAAGCGCTCTATAAGCAGCTTGTTTCGCTTGAAGCCGCTGACGGCCGCCCCGTCTTCCTGGTTGACGCAGCCGCGCAGGGCAACATTGCTGGCCGTTTGAACCTGGTTGGTCTTGGCGGTTCGTTTGTTGGTATTCCTGTCGTTTGTGACACGCTTCTTGACGGTTCTGCCGCGTTTGTAAACAGCGCAGCAATTACCGCTTGGGAAAGCCCCATTGCGTCGCTTTCGTCGAACACCAGCCTGGAACTGACGCGCGACTTTGGTGTTTACACCTACGCCGCGTTTGGTGCAACGATCCCTTCCGGTATCGTTCCGTTGGTCGCTGACTAATAACCGTAAAGGGGCTGTTCGCTAGTGACCGCTTTGGACTTGCAAGCATACGTTGGTGCGCCTGACAGCGACATTGACTATGTAACTGACTGTTTCAACGAAGCACACGCTTTGGTTGATAAGTTCGTTGGTACTGCAACTGTTCCATTGACAATTATGAAACGCGCAAAGTTAGAGTGCGGTTCGGAATTGTTTCACAGGCGTTCAGCCCCAAACGGTATTAGCCAATTTGCTAGTATTGACGGTTCAGCAATTCGCATTTCGCGTGATCCTATGATTGGCGCGAGAAAAGTCTTAGAACCGTGGCTTCCCATTGGTGTTGCGTAATGGCTACACTTATTGAACTTCGGGAAGAACTAGCTGACCTTATTGAAGATGTAACCGGCATAACTGCCGTTGCTTATCTTCCTGAACGGCCTGTACCGCCTATGGCGCTAATCAGCCAGGGTTCACCATACATTCAGTATGAAGACACAAACGTTTTCAATTCTGAACTTATGGTGCGCCTTCGCATTGACCTTGTTGTTGCAACCGCAACGAACACGGTTAGTTCTGATCGGCTTGACGAAGTTATTGAACTTGCTGTTGCTGGCTTGCTGGCTTCGGATTGGTTCGTTGACAGCGTAAGCGCACCTTATTCGTTGAACGCGAATAACGCAAACTATTTGACCGTAACCTTGAACGTTACAAAACCTAAAGCCTTCTAAGAAAGGAAGCAAACCAAATGACTAGCACACGCCTTCGCGGTAAAGCGCTAACGTTGAAAATTGGATCTACCGAAGTTGTTGGTGATTTCAATTCAGTTGTTTTGCAGTCTGAAGACGCAGCTGATGATGTCAGCGTGTTCGGTTCGACTGCCAGCGACTTCTTTATTCAAGCGACTGGTATTCAGTCAACTGATGATGACAGTTTCCAAATGTTCTGTTGGGATAACCCAGAAGCCGAAGTGACCTTTTTCTTTCGGCCACAGGGCGGAACAAGCACAACGGCAAGCGCCGCTGACGCACCGGTTTGGACTGGCACGATTATTATTCCTGCGCGTGGCCGTCTGGCTGTTGGTGGAGAAGCTAACCCCAGGGGATCCTGGACTTGGGAAGCGCGTTTTGACATTGTTGGCGAACCAACAATTCTTGCCACACCGTAACTAATGGCCGATACCAGGGCGCGCGACTTTTCTAGTACCTATAGCGGTGTAACCGTAAAAACAAAGGGTATTAGAAGTGCTTCGCGCGCCCTGGCGAAGGCTGGCGATTACGCTGAAGACCAGCGTGACCTTATGCACGAACTTGGGCTTATTGTTGCTGAAGAAGCAAAAAGTCTTGCACCGGTTCGTTCTGGTCTTATTCGTGACAGTATTCGTGCTGGTCGCGGAAAAACGAAAGCCGTAGTTCGGGCAGGGTTTAGGTCTGTACCTTATGCCCCTGTTATTCATTACGGCTGGGCTGATCACAACATTGAACCGCAACCATATATGCTACAAGCCTTAGTAAACAAGCGCGAAAAAGTAGTTGAAGCATATGAAATGGGAATGGAACAGTTGCTGTTCAAAGCTGGACTTGACCCTTCGCGCGGTTCAGTTCTGTCTGAAAGTCGAACCTTCGCAATAAGCGGCGAATAGAAAAGGAAACCCGAAACAATGATTGAAAACCTAACAATGGCCGAAATTAGTACGGCTGAACAAATTGCTGGCAAAAGTATCCAGCAACTAGCCGACACCAAAGCCCCTAACGCAAGATTGATGACGGCAGTAGCGTTTGTGATCGCTAAACGCGGTGACGGTTCGCTGAACTTTGAAAAGTTTGAAGCCGAAATGACCCTTGACAAGATTATGAAAATAATTGGTGAAGGTAGCGAAGAAGAAAAAAAATAATTGAAGACCGCGCGGCAGATTATGCGCAATTTGTTTTGCTTGGAATGTCCAGGCAAGACTATTGGCAAATGACAGTTGCAGAACGTGGCGCGGTCATAACGCTTTTGAACGAAAGGGGCAGTAACTAATGGCAAACCAACAGGTTATTATTAGTGTTCTTGCCGACGTATCACGGTTTTCTAACCGTATGCGGTCACTTGGTTCACGTTTCGTAAACTTTGGCAAAATGGCTTTGGTTGCTACGGCAGCTGTTGGCTTAGGTTTAGCAAAACTTGGTTTCGATATGGTGAAGCTGGCTGAAGAAAGTGCGCAAGCCTC